GGGAACTTGCGTTGTAAGCGGTATCCCTAAGGAATATACCATTGTTCATTACTGGAGTTGCCATTGTATATATTAATTTAAATTGTTACTAATTAAAATCTCTTGAACAAATTATTTGGTCTTGAGATTGTTCTTTGTTGTGTTCTACTTGCTCTTCTAGAATCATCTGCTTCATCTGGTGTAGATGAAGTAATTTTTCTAGCTTCCTCAGTTTTTAATTGTCTTACTGTTTTTTCTACAGCTGCTTTACCACCTTGGTCTTTGATTCTTCCTTTGTATCCTTCTGGATCTGCAAGTAACCAAAGAGCTTCAGCAATAAGATCATGTCTAGGTTCTACAAACTGATATTTTTCAAGAAGATGCCCTAGTAAGTTAGTGGGCTTTCCTGAAATAGAAGGATAACTTGGTTGAACTAATCCAGAGTAAAGTAAACTTTGGGTTTTTCTATCAAGTTTTACACCACTTAATTCTCCAACAGAAAGTGTATTGTAAACACTGTCTGTATAAATTTTAGCAGCTTGAGCTTGTTGACCCTGTCTTTGTTCTTGTTCTGCTAGTTGTCTTGCAATAATTGTTTCTTGCATTTTATCCAACTTCGGTTTAAACTGATTAGCTTTTTGCTCTAGTTTACCCATATCTGCATAATCTTCAATTTCAGCTTCAATCTCTTCTGCAGTACCAAATCCTGTTGCGTACAAATATTGTCTTGCAATTTCAGCTTGATCATACTCATCTGTAGGATCTAGTTGTCTTGTTTCTTCTACCTGAGCTAATGTTCTGAACAAACCTTTAAGATCTGTTCCACCATCTGCTACATATTTAGCTGCATATTGAAGTTCTTCTGGAAGAGATTGGAAAAACTCTCTTGGAGTATCTTGTCTTACTTTATTTTCTCTCTCTTGAAAGTTAGCTTCAAATAGTTCACGGAAATCTTTGGTAGTATATTCTTCTAATGGTTTATCATCATCAAAAGGAATTAAAGTACCTTCCTCAATCATTTTAGCTGCTAATTCAGAAAGACCAGACTTATCTACTTTTGGTCTTCCTTTATTTCCAGTTTCTTCTTCTTGAGAAATTAGATCATTAAGCTCATTGATTGCTTCTTCAACTTCAACCTTTTTTTCAGGAGTATCTTCTGTTTTATTATCAGTCTTATCAAAGAACGTCATATCTACTGTATCCTTACTGAATACAGATTTTGGCTTTTCAGTTTCTTGGTCTTGTGGAAGCATTACGTTTTCTGCTCCCGGCATTCCAAATAACTCATCAATATTAACATCTACCTGACCTACCGTTGTAGAGTCATGTACCTGAGTTTCCTCAGGAGTTTTGTTGGTTTCTTCCATTTTTGTTGGTTTTAGTTATAGAATAATATAATAATAAACTTTTGAAATTTAAAATAATGAGAGTAAAAAAACAGCCTTATATAGCTAACTACTGTTCCTTATTATTTTTCAAATCATATTTATTCTTATTTTCTCTTGCTATTTCAAGTTGTTTGTCTGCTATTTCTCTTTGGACTTGTAGTTTTTCACGTTCTATCTGGTTCTTTTTATCTTGCTGAACATTTCTATTTGTTTCCTTTTCTCTTTGTAATTGAGTCTGTTCTTGATATTGTTCAGTTTGTTTAATATCTTCCATAGCATCTTTATAATCAGACATCATATTCTGATTAACATCTACCATAGCTCCCATACCAGCAGCTCTAATCTCAGCAACAAGAATATCTCTTTGTCTATCTTTTTCTTTCTCAGCCATTTGAGCATCAATCTTCATTTGCTCCATTTGTTGTTGAGCTTGAATTTGTTCTTGCTGCATTTGCTGAGCTTGTTGCATCTCTTGTTGTTTAATTTGTTGTTGTTTCTGTTCAGAATCTTTCAGAGCATTATTAAGCTGAGAAATTGAATCAGACTGTACAACTTTACCAAGATCATAGATAGATGCTCCAGTAGTATTATTTTGAAGAGCCATTGCTTTTAATTGCTCAAGAATAGCTCTGTGATTTGCTGTAGTAGTTGCAAAAATATTTAGATCTCTCATTAATAGATCTGTACCATTCATCTGGAAATTAATATTCTCATCTGCTGTAGTCACATACGACAGTCTAACAGATGGATTTGTTGAATGATAATACTGTGCTAAGTCTGTACGCATTTGGTGTACTCTAGGCATTAAATAATCACAGTGTTGGATAAAGAACACCTCTGTCTGTGCATATGATGCATTAACAGCTTGTTCTACTCCAGTAGCGGTTTGTTGTGATATTTGTTGGCCCATTCTTTGCGGATTCACACCAATTACTTCATATGCCTGTTGCTTAAAGTAATTTGCTAACTGAATCCTTGACATGAGTCTATTTGTTTGTTCCAGATCAAGTTTCTGGAAATGCTGAAAGTTTAATGCATTCTCAGTATTTGTAATAGATGTATCCAATGGAAGCATCTGGAAATTTTTCATTGCAACATATGCTTTAGCATAATTACCTTTACCCCAATCTTCTCCAAGTGAGTGCTTAGGTAAAGTATTCTGATCAAGCATAATGATTGTTCCTAATTCATCAACTAGGATGTCTGCAATCTGATTATTTACAATGTTGTATCCAATCTGGTATGGTTTCATTAAGTCTAATAATGCAGTAGACTTAGTATTTCTATCTGAAAATATTGCACCCTCTACGGGAAGTTTGCATCCATAGAGACTTGAATCTCCTTTAAATTGGAATTTAAGTGGGCCAATCTTTTGTTTATTAACACCAATATACATAGGAGTTAATCCACCTGGATTATTCATACCCCAATAAGAAGGAATATTTGGTCCAATCTTTACACCACCCCATACTTCATTAATCCAAATCCAATCAATATGTTCTCCATAAATAAGATTCTCTTTAGTTTTATTTTTAAAGAGTCGGGTATCATATTGTGGCTTAACAGTTATTTTATAGTTCTCATCTACAATATCTGTTATTACTTCACCACTTTCTTCAATCTTTGTAAGATGTCCAACTTTACGTTGAGACTTCCAATAACATGTAGTAACTCTTAGTAAGTATGCTACACCATTATCAACATAGTCTTCACCTTCAGAAAGAATTTGTTGTACTATATCTCCGCCATCATATACAGTTCCAGACATTGCTGTTGTATACTGTCTATATGCAAGAGAAGGCATATTAGTATTCCAGTCATGTGATTTAGTTGCATCATAGAATGTACCATCATTTTGATATCCTCCTACATTATATCCTGCAGATCTAATTGGATATATTGCCTCTAATGCAGCTAACTGCTCTTCATTCATTAGATAACCATATTTATCAATTACATCTGCTGCAGTAAGCATATCTGTTTTACCTACCCAGTTTGCTTGAGAAATATATCTTGCATCCGGAGACTTATGATAAAAACAAATTACAGGATTCCAAAGTTCTACTTGATAATCATCTTCCATCATGTGGAAGTGCCAGAATTCTCTATCTGTAATTAATGAATCTCTAAAGGCTCTTTCCTCTAGTTCATCCATTTTAAATCTTTCTACATCCACCTTATGTTGGTGAGTAGCCCATTGTTCAATCATTGACCTATAGTCTTTCTTGAAATAGCTCTCAATCTCAGGTAATGATTTAAGATTTTCTGTAGATAATTGTTGTTGTGCTTCTTCTGATCTTGGATCTAATCCTGCCTCAATAAGTTTAGCTTGTATTTTTATAGCAGCATTTTGAAGCAATACTTCTTCAATTGCTGATCTTTTTTGTTCAAGCAGTTCATTGTATGAATAATCATCTACTGCTCTATAAGTTAATTTAGTTGATCTTTTAGCAAATTCAGCTACAAGAACATTAATAACATTGGGAATAATAGGATAGAATTTTAATTCTAATGCAGACGGATCATCCTTTACTAATGTTTCTACAATATCTCTATATTCATTATTCTCTTCTACTATGTAATCAGTTCTATCAATAATACCTTTTGCAAGCTTATAATTCTTCATTAATCTACGGGCATTTCTACGGATCTGTTTTAATCCTTGCCACTCAAGCCAGTCTAAATTCCATGCTGCCCATTCATCATCCTTCTCTTTATTTGGGATAAATTGCAAGGGCTGAGTAATACTACCCAATCTGTTGTATTCAGCTTTGGCTCCTTTTTTTAACTGAAGGGCGTTATATATTTGCATATCTTTTATTTAATATTTTTAAATGGAGATCTATGAGAACCACCACCTAATACTGAACCACTCCTTCCCATATGACGGAACGGGCTTCTATTTAATTTAAACAAATTATCTGACTTTTGCAAGTTTTTAGAGGCATCATCCATGATAACTCTTTTAGCATAACCTCTGTTAGCTTGTTGTATTCTCATGAATGCAACTAATGCAGCAAATGATACAAGTCTATCCACGTTGACACCATCTGCATACTCCTGCATTTCTTTAAGCAACATAGGATCTGGAATACGTTCTATTCCGTACTTTGTCCGTACAATTGTACCATCTGTTTTAGTTTCTACATCCAGTTCTTCTTTACAATATTCAATAGCATAACTTAATAAGTGAGCTTTAAATAATGTACCGGTATTTTTCCAACCATACTCTTGAAATACGTTAGCATTGGCTCCAAGATCTTTTAAGAATAAGATTTGACTCTTAGGTACTAAATATCTTTGTTTTTTTCTTGATATCATATACTGGATAAATAATGAAATGTTATTCTCAATTACTGTCCAGGCATTGTACCATTCTATAATTAATTCTAGTCTCTGGTGAGTTTTATTAATATCATCAAATCTACCGCACCAAGCTGCTACAATTTTATCTGGTTCTATGTATGTTTCTGTTTCTCCCATAGTAACTTTAGTAACTTCTACAGGAGCTTTCATAATATAAATAGAACAGAGTGATTCTGATGTTGTAGTCTTACCTTCTGATACGGGGTCAATAGAAGCATAATACTGTCCAAATGTAGGATCTTTTATAGGTCTTTCCCATACAACAAGAACACCAGTTTTATCTTCTGTTTTCTTACTTATTGGAAATTCTTTGATAGGTTGTTTATCTGTAGACTTTACTGCTACTTTACCATTCTCATCTGTAAAGATATCTAAGAATTCATAAGCATATTCCTTTTCTTCAATCCTTCTATTTTGAGCAGCAACCAAGTGAGTTGGAAATACAGATACAGATCTATGTGCAAATGCTTCTTGAATATTTCTTGGATGCTGAGAAATACGTAACTGATAATCTTCAGGAGCAAGTTCTTTTTTCCATTGCTCAAACTGATCATCTAAGGCTTTTAATGCTTCTTCTACAAGTGAATTACCAAACTCATCTATGTATGGAGGCATTGACCACTGCTCAGGAATAAACAAACCTGATAAACCTACAGTTCCTTTATTATCTATAAGATTAGTTTCTACAGCATAAATATCTTTAGAAAGCGGATTAAGGATCATATCTCTCAAAGGATTACACTGAGACAAGTCACCCACAGATCCTGCTGCAATAAACATACCTGTAGTTACCATACCTGAGCGCATGGCCGGACGCATGTACTCATATGTCTGGTCCATCTTAGGAGCAATACCTGCTTCCTCATGGAAGAAGTATTTTACCGGACCCCCTACACCATTTGTTGGATCTTTCTCAAATGACATACCTTGGATAGTACCTTTAAGACCAACTTCTGTTTTTCTATCTCCTTTTCTTACTTCAATCTTCTGTTGCCACATCATAACCTTGTCTGGAGACATAGGTCTATACCATGCAGTATGTTCATTTAAGAAGGCTGCATATTCCTGTAAGAATTTCCAGGATCCTTTCTCATTGATGTAATCTTTAAGACTTGCTCCCATCTTAAGTGTAACCCCTGCTTCAAACCACTGCTGGTTTATGAACTTACCCATATGATAATATGAGGAAGCTATCTGACGTTTTTTTAGAATAGCAGAATGTTTATAGTTTAACTCAGCTAATAACTCATAAAGAGCCATATGATACTGTGCATCCCTAATTTTAGCAAAGTCAAACTTCTGTTGTTCCTTATCAAAGATTGGTAAAAAGTTAAGCCACATGTAATATTCTCTTGCAAGAAACCATGTGTTATCATTATCTTTTACAATTACCCCTTTCCGGCATTTTGCTTTTTGATCATCCCAATAGGATATGAAATCTTTTGATTTGAATGGGGCTGTGCAGTATACTCCACTATCTCTAAACTTTCTTGACTCAGATGTAAATATCTGATTAGTTGTACTGTTGAATCCGTAATTACCGGGTTCTTTGAAAAGCCCAAATATGAAGTTATTGAAGTCCTGTCTGGATTCAAAGCTTGTGGTTGTCCATGTTCCATTGTCATAGGTTGGTATGTCTTGATAAATCTCACTCATAATTAACTATCATAAGCTAATCCTTGTCCACCTCTTACTTTGCTTGATTGTTCATCTTGAAGATCTTTATAGACTCCTTTAAAGGATGCTCTAATCTGATCAAAGTTTTTAGCAGCAGCTACTAGTGAATTAATATTCCCATCTCTACCTGCAGTAATAGTAGTTGTTTCCATATATCTAGCTAATCTATCTAACATAGATGCCATTCCTTTATATGCTCTAGAGGTAGGTGTTTCATACATTCTTTCACAAAATAAAAGAGCTGTATGTATATCATCATCCTCTGTAGAAAATTCTGCTTCTATTTCTTTTAGTATAATATGTTCTTTATCATGTTCTGGAGTATGAAAAAATGGATTCATATCTGGATTAGGACATGTCATATAGAACAAGTATAGATAAATCTTAAGATAATCATCTGGATAATTATCCATGATATCTTTAAGTGCTTTTAATGTATAGCAATGTTCTGTGGGAATTACTTTACCATTTTGTACATCAAATAGTCTGATTAACATATTATTTCTTTTTAATAATGTAAGGATTATCCTTTAGATAATTAATAACTGATATTACTTCATCATACAAATATGGCACTGGCATTGGTATTACTTCTAATACCTTTGGTTCTCCATTCTCATCTAATTTAGCAATAGGATAGCCATATTGGTCTTCTCCTTCTGTTTCAAATAAAATGTGGTGAATAAATATTTTTCCAGGTTGAAGTTTAGGATTATGTTTTAAGATAATGTACATATAGATACTTAACTGTAAAGCATAGTGATTAAAATTACAATCATCTAAATGTTCTACTGGTGGAAGCATCTTTTCAGACATTCCTTCCCAGTTTTTAAATGATTCTGTTTTAATCTCCTTATTAGTTTTGTAGTCAATGATATTTACTCTACCATTGACTACTTCAACTAAATCTGATTGGCCACATAAACCTGCTGACTTAAGATAGACCATATGTTCTGGGTACACGCCTGGATCAAGTTTTTGTACAGGAGCAATCTTTAAACCATTAGGTTGTTCATAGGGTTTAAAAATAGGAACTGTTACTCCTTCTCTTTCAATAGATGCAAGTGAGCATAAATCAGTTTCTCTTTGGTTATGGTAGAATGTACCAAGAGTTGTAGCTCTATTGGCTTCATTATCCCAAATCTGTACAATAATTTTAGGATCAATCCCATACCATTTAGACTTCTTATTTTTACTTACTCTTTCTGCTACTTTCTTAGCATCAAAAGGCTTCTTAAGACTAGATAGTAGGGTAGTCACACTAACCCACTTGATTTCATCATTAGGATCTACACTCTTGTAGCTATGATCATCTGCATTAAATACTATGCTCATAATTTTTCTAATTTATCTTCTTCTTCTTCTGTAGCAATTGCTTGCCATTTACCAAGAGGACATTCTGAAGAAAGAGATCTTGTTTTAAATTGAAGAGAACATCCACATTCATTACAACAAGGGCCCGTACCTTTTACCGCACACTTTTTACCTTTACTTGGACAATCATCACAAACATCATATCTCATTCTTGCAACATCTTCTACAAACTCATCTCTTACTACAGAGTTTTTAATGCCTTCAAGAATTGCTTTCTTGTTCTCCCAAATTGCTTTTAAAGCTGCTTTCATTTTTTTGTTGGTTAAATTGTTTTCTTTCTTCTAAATCTTTATCTAACTTTTCTGCAATTTCTTTTAAAAGAACAAGTTTTTCTTCCATTGATCTTTTGTTATGATATGCATTATATGTTGACGTATCATGATTTACTATTCCTTTTTCATATCTTGTAATTGCCTTCTTTACAATTTTAGACTTTACAATCATATGACCTAATCCTTCAACATTTATTCTTGTATGACTAAGACTTGACATTTTTGATCTTAGTTCTTTATAATAAAACTGAACAATATCTTCTACAAGACTCTCTTGTACATTTAAATCTTCTGAAACTATTTTATAAACTTTGTTAGGCTTCTTGGGTATCATTAGCTAAAAACTTAAAGTCTAATAAAATTGTACCTTCTGTTTGAATCTTTATTTCAGGATTCAACATAATTTGTTTTTTATTTTCTGGATCTTTAACTACAAGATTTTGTTTTTCAGCTTTGTTAATTGCATTTCTTACTGTTTGTGGAGATTTAAAAATCCATCCTTCTTCTGAAGATGCGTCATAACAAAAATCTGTTAATTGAATAGGTTGATTAAAACTCAAAAGTGTAAGGCAATTCAAGTCAGATTCATTAATAGTAATTCTATTAAGGAAACAATAAGTTACTATTTGGAACTTAACAATGTCCCATTTAGGCATTCTTACTTTCTTCTGTACTTGATTTACTAAAGCCATGACTATCCTTTTCTAAGCTTTCTTTTGCTTTGTTCAGATGCAACAGGTTCTGTATTAACATCAGTCTCATCATTTTCAATTTCTTGCTGAGCTTGAGCCATCATTGCATACTGCATCTGAATGTTAGTTCTTTTAAATCTAGCTTCATCAATAGCAGCAAGTGTTTGTTCATACTTTAACTGTGCTTCTAAGTATGGTAATGACTCAGTGTAAAATTGAAGCATTTGTTCTTTTTGAGCAGCTAATTCTTCAGCTGTAAACTCTTTTTCTTGTTGATTTTCCATGATATTTAAATTATTGGTTTACAACAAATATACAAAATAAGTTTAAATGTATATTGTTTAAATAAAAAATCCAGGCACAGAAAGTACCTGGATTACAGTATCTTGTATAATACTATCTATTCTTAATAGTAAGATTTAAGATTGTAAAAAGATAAAAGTCTCTAGATATATCTATCTCAATTGATAAGATGTCAATGAATGAAAACCTTACTTTAATAGCTAACTTATCCCATTGTTTGGTATAAGTATTCCAACCATTTCTGAACTTCATACGTAATTATTTATATGGAACATACGTAGTTTTTCCACCAGCTGCTCTTTTAGCTTTTAGGATTTGCTTACGTTGCTTACCAGCTGAATCATAAGATACATGTACCCAATCAGGATTAGTGTCTGTACCAAATTCCCAGATAAGTTGATCAAAGTTTAAGTTGTCTTTAATAAAGTCAAAGATCTGCTTATTAGTTATGGTTGTACCATCCATGTCAATATCAATAGCTTCACCTTGACAATGCTGTGAAGATAATGAACCACCAATAGCTGTATTTAACTCTTTGCTGCGGTATCCTGAACTAATACGGATAGGAACACCAAAATGGTCACGGATTGGTTGAAACACATTCTCAGCCAATTTTTTGAAGTTCTCAATATGCTCAGGTGTAGGCATATTAGAGATACCTCTTCTTTTTGCAGTTTCACTTCTTGTTACTTCTGACAATGCTAGATTTTTACTTAGTTGCATTTTTATTTATTTTATATGGTTAATCTACTACTTCTTCTGAAGTCTCTTCTTCTTTT